ATATCTTTCGCATGTGCAACAAGTCCACGCATTTCATCATCGACTTCTCGCGCTGTCACCCCTAGCATCTTGGTTCCCATTTGAACACCCTTCGCATATTGCTCGGTGCTTACTCCATATTTTTCTAAGACGGCGCCGGTGTTAGCTATCTCTTCTCTAACCTCTTTATTCAGCATCGTAAAGTCGGTCTGATATTTATATAGCGCTTGGTAAGATTTACCCACCTCTTCAATACCGATACCGTATTGGCGTACATCGCCAAAACTATTTGTGATACTCTTGGCAAATTCGCGATCTGCTCCGGTGGCGCGCCTAAATGCGTTTTCTGCATCATATAAGCTTAACGCCAAATCTACGATAGATGAAACGTACTTTGTGAGGGCCGCTAAAGCAAACGCTTTTCCAAAAGCGGCGGCTGCTGCTCTGCCTCCTTTGGCGAGCTTAAACATTTCGGTTGCACCCTTTGCAAATGCCTCAGTCATGCCCGTCGCCTTGACTCCCATTTTACCTTGAATCTTTAAAACATTACTCATTGAGGCGCTTAAGCCTTTAGCAGCGGCCAGGCCCTCTTTTTTTGCTTCAAGGAGTTTCTTCTGGGTTTCCAGTTGTTTTTCAAGGGCATCCAAAGTCGAACGTTCTGTCTTCTCTTCGGCTTCGGATAGCTCGCCGCGTTCCTTTTTATCCTCTATATACGCTTTTTGGGCAGCGATGTGTTTTTGGATAAGGTCGATATCATTTTGCGATTGCTGTAGAGATCTATCTCCTAAGTCTCTAATTTCTTTAAGTTTTTCGGCTTGACGATCATATGATTTTTCGTGGCGCTCAAGGGTTTCGGCTCGTACTGTCTCGACATCCTCTTCCGGAAGAGCGCGGCGCCCTCGGCGCGCGCCACCTTCGGCGGTAGATGCCCCGGCGTCCGCTTCTAACTGGCGTACTAAACGCTGGATAGCTGCGATGAGAGTTGCAGAGTCGGCCATAGGTTTTGGTTCCTTCGTTAAGTTCTTAAATAATTAGTTGTTAACCAAAAAACACAAACCTCAACCCTGGTTCGATTGATATCTCTGCGCTATTTGAGGAGGCGGTTGTGGTTGATTGTGGGCCGATAGTGTTTGAGAGCCCCCACTGTTGCCCTTTGACGCCTGTTCAATTGCTTCTTTCTCGTCTTGCAATTGTTTTATGAGCCTTTCTACAAACCACACGCGCAGCCCAACAGGCAAGTTGTATGCTTCCGAGAATGACCATCCGCCTGAATATTTTAAGAAGAAGAACTGCTCATACACGTTCTCCATATAATTATCGGTCAGGCCAAAAAAAGTCCGCGGAGAGCGGAACCTCCATATCTTGTTCGTGATCACATTCTGAACATTCATAGTGTTGAGTCAAATCTACATTAGGCGCGACCAGGCGATAGGCTTTTCTAAAATGTCGCGAATCTAATGACGGCAAATGATTAGCTAAATACGTGATAACTTCGGGATCACTATTTCCATTAACCGCGACTATCGTATTCACCAACTGACGAGTTATATTTCTTTCGTCTTTCTTGCGCTTACGATCACTCTCAATGCCACTCAATAAAAACTTTTCATCTCGTCCCGTTAACAATTTAAATGTTATTGTCATTTGTAATTTAGGCAATACGACTTCAAATGTACCGTCTTTGTTATCCGTGATTTCAAAATCTTCTCGTTCCTCTCCCAAGTAGACATCGGCCTCATTTAAATCAAAGCTATATGGTGTAGTAGCGCCACAACTGGGACAGGTCACTTTTGTTTCATAATCGCTTCCATAGCCGGTGACGCGCATTGCTACAATAATGGCGTTCCGATCTCCGACAAACAAGGAATCAGGATCAATTCTCTTATTCACAATCAAATTAGAGATTACTCGATCTAATGCCACGCCCTTTTTAAGCAGAGTGCGTGACGTAAGAATGTCCTCTTCCTTCGCTGTCATTTGACGGATTTCAATACTATCCTCACCATGTAAAGGATGACCCTCTGGGTAGTATTTACCTTCTGATGGCAATGCTACAAAATCAGTTGGGACTACAAAGGAGAAACCACCCGTGTCAGCATCCATGGCCTGTGGGGGTGGGCTCGTATCCTGTTTTTGAGTGCCGCCTAGGCGCTCTCTATTTCTCGACAATATACACCTCTCGTGTTAGTAATTTTATGAATTGAAGAATTCGGTGCCACCTGCGCCAGCAACTGCAACGGATGGTCCAGAAGTTTCTACGCGGGCCCAGTCATACTTAACGGTCAACGACATCTCTGTTAAATCATCTGTGCCATACGCCAAGTCACCATATTTGACCTCGGTTAAAAAAGAATTCCAAAGAGTCCACGTTTCGAGTGGATTACCATCCGAATCGATTTGAGTAATAATAATAGTTCCTAACGCGCCGGCTGCTTTTGCCTTTGACATAGTAGAAAGGGATGTAGAATCAGTGGGAGGGGTATAACCTGACTGTACCACAATATCAGACACCGTAGCAGTCATATCGGGATCCACAGGATCCACCAAAGTTACAGCCACATCGTTCCATGTAACTGAGCCGGGATAATAAAAAGTATGATTTAAATATTTATGCTCGGATGAAGCAATTGCAAAAGACGGCTTGCTTACTGTCTTTGCATACCAAAGCATTGCGCCACCTTGGGACGCTTGAATGCCTTGAAATTCGACAGTAAATCTAAATTGTCTTTTAGGATCTTTTAACGTTGTGTCTTCACCAAAATTTGTTGACCAGAATGGCATAGTTTGAAACTCCTGTAATGTATTCTAAAGTTAATTAGTGCGCGGGGGGAAATTCCCCCCACCTCTTTTAGTCATCGAAAGAAGCGCCTGTGGACATGATCACAAAGTCGATGGCAATGTATTCAATAGCGCGTGCGGGCTTAATCATGATCTTGGCATAAAGAATGTTCTGATCAATCAAATCTGGGGTTGTGGTGGTTTCATCAAGAATTAGTTTATAATCCGTGATACCGAACTGTGTCTTTACATTGGACAATAGCGGCTCAATGAGTGACTTAAACCTATTCCAGGTTGCCTGAACGTTTTGTTCAAACAAAATCCTGGTGGAAAGAATCGAGATTTGCTTTTTAAGATAAATCACAAGCCTTCTAACATTAATTCGATCTAGGGCTGATTGACGCTCTTGAAGCGTTTTCTGCCCGAAGACCACAATACCCGTAGAGGGGAAGGACGCAATCGGATTGATGTAAGACTCGTAAAGAGTGTCTCGTTCTCTTGAAGTGAGCCTTTCAGTAATTCCGGTAACTGGAATTCCCGCAGCACCCTCGGAGAGGCCGCCTCTATTGAAGCCAGCAGGTGCAAACCATACGGCCGATTTGGCCTCAGAGCTAGCTAAGACACCCATCATGACCACACTGGGTGGAACCCAAAATAGTTTTCCGCTTTGCTCATCTCTAGTTTGTACCCAAGGATAAAAAGTGCAACCGTAACTGGAATCAATTCGGCGATTCCGGAGGTTAGTGGCAGCATTGGTGGGCGTCGTACCAATTCGACTAGTAATCGAAGAATAGTAAGCTTCGGCCGGTGGAATATATACGTCTGGCAAATCAATGATAGTCAAAGAGTCGGCTCGTTCTTCACAAACATTTACCATATGAGCGGTTAATCCTTCCTGCGTAACTCCGGGGGCCGTTAACAGGTTCATATCGATAAACTCAGGATCCGCCACTGTATCAATAGCTCTCTTAATTGTGTAATACACATAACTATTAAGATTAGTGCCTGTGCCCGCTCCCGATCCGCCGGCGCCGGGGATGCCTTTGTTGTAAATCGGATTTGGCTTTTTGATATCAAACCCGTCAAAGCCTCCCCAGAAAGGTGCAGTAAACTTATCGTAGCCTGCATCTACCAAATCCACATAAGAACCAGAAGTCTCAGACGTTCCGTCAGCGCGGGATCCAGATTGATACACATAAGTTCCATCAGAAGATGAACTCAGATTGTCCATCGAAAAGACCTCCGCCCATCCCCGAACACCGGTTGCTGGCTCGTAAGCTGCGGTAGGATCATCGGGGAAGTCTACATACAGTAAATTAAGCCAATCGGCAGCGCTCTTATCCGAACGAGTCGATGTCTGATCGCGGGAAGTGCTGAAACCGAAGTAGGCATTACGTGGGTCACTCAGTCCGCCGTCACTCGCTGAAACTCGCATATTTCCACTGGGGAAAGTAAAGGAGGCCGTGAGTCGGCTGGATACCTGGATGTAGCTGGCCACTGCGATGCCGCCCGATACATAATTACCTTTCTCTCCACATTGAGCGACCAGGCCGCCCGTAACAAAAGAACTCACAGCGGCTGAGCCACTTGCAGTTACATCGACAATATTGGTAAAGCGAGGAGGTGCAAAATATCCAAATGGAAGTAGTGTGGCATCT